GCAAACGGCAAGGTTGTTCCTACATGGGCTGACGTTGTGAACAGAGCCAACCTTGGCTTTGAAGTTATGCACGAGCGTAACGCACACAACTTCCCACTTGATTTAGCATCAGCTGAGTCAACACACGTGGCACTCACAGCACCATCTATAGGATAAAAAAATGCCCCGAGGTAAAGGTACATACGGTACTAAAAAAGGACGCCCACCTAAAAAGGGTAAGTAATATCACGTCCGTTCATCCTGATATAGGACGCATGCAATCTAGTCATGGAACGGGGGCTAGGTATCGGAGGGAACTATGACAGTAACTTACGTTTACCGTGGTATTGCATACACTAAAATTGTTAAGTAATGGCACAACAAAGCTCAAATAATCGTGCTTTCGTTACCTCATATAGACTTGAGGAAAAGGAAAAGCCCGAAGCTAAAACTGATGAAAAGAAGGAAGATCCTAATTTAGAGGATCATTCTTATTAATGAGTAAGTCATTATGGGGAGTAGTTATTATACTACTCTCCCTTTTCACCTTCATCGAATGGTCGCATGTCTATTATCACATGCGGGAAGAGACACCTCAGAGTCGGACCTCTTCCTAATTGGCTTTTGCCCTCTAAGGAGGATACCTCTAGCCGTCTAGACGGTGTGGATAGACACACAAAATCTCGAGAAAAATTTGTACAAAGAAATATAAACCTTTATTTTTTAGAAGACAATGGCTGTAGCACAGCAAAGTGGAAACGACCCTTCAAATCTAACGTGGTCGGGTGCTAATAATGGTGCGGCAACAACAACTGCTGCACGTAGAGCACTTTATTTAAAATTGTTTTCCGGAGAATTGTTCAAAGGCTTCCAGCGTAACACAATCGCACGTGATCTAATCACAAAGAGAACCCTTAAGAATGGCCGCTCAATGCAGTTCATCTTCACAGGTAGAACAAAGAGTGAGTACCACATTCCCGGAAACAACATACTGGGTAACACCGACGGTGCACCTCCAGTAGCAGAGGTAACAATCGAGTGCGATGACCTCTTAATCAGTTCAGC